GTCGCTTTTGCTGGAGGTGACAACCTCGTTCTATGGCATTGGATTGGCTGGCATGTTGAAGACATCTTTGTCTGTAAACTGGATTCTCAGGATGCAGTCAATGCCGTCAAAGCAAAACTTGACGAATGGGGAGTTTTGGAAAAGAACTTCATATACGACCTTAATGGTGTCGGACAAACATTCAAAGGATTCTTCAGACAGGCGCGACCATTCAACAACGTCGAAGCCGTTGATGCAAAATTCAAGAATGTATATGACAACAAGAAGTCGCAATGTATGTATCTCTTCGCAAAAAAGGTAATCAACGGAGAGATAAGTTTCAATGAGGATATTCTCAGACGCAGGTTTGAGGTGGGAAAGAAAAATGGCAGAAAAGGTCAGGTTATGTATCTCGGAGACATCTTGCAGCTGGAGCGTAAATGCGTCAGGCAGGATGAATCCAAGGCCGATAAGGGATGGTGTATCATTAAAAAAGAGCAGATGAAGCAGTTGGTAGGGTGGTCGCCCGACTTCTGGGAGTCTCTGATGATGCGCCAGGACTTTGAAACTAACCGCACCAAAATTGCCATTCCTTCATGGGTTCGTAATTTTTAAATAAACTGATTATGGAAGCGAAAAAGACTATGAATTTCCCGTTAAGGGATCTTCTCACAAAGAAGCCCTTTACCCGTGTGATGCCGGACGGACGCTACGACCACGGAGACCGATGGAACGAAGTAACGGAGGAGCCGCCTGTATATGACTATCTAAGAAGAAAGATTGTCACGCAGGAGGATTTTGCCCGCGAACTCGACCCGTGCGGACACATTATCAATGACAGGGAGTATTATCCCGATGTCTGGAGACAGAATACTGTAGATGGACTCTGGTATCTGGAGGAAGTGCCTCGATATGCCTTTGCCTATCAGCAAGTCATACTCCACAACCAACTGACACACCTCACAGGCAATGATATTCAATTCGAGCTTGCTGACAAGAGCGAAGATGACAACGCCCGTAAGATATACAACGCATTCAAGTCTGGATGGGCAGACAAGAATATGGAGGTGGCATGGTATCAGTTCGCAAAGTCCGTCAAGGCTACTGGTGATGCTGCATTCGTCGGATATATGGATCACGGCGAATTCGGTTGGAAGGTGTTGTCGTTCCTCAATGGTGACAAGCTCTATCCTCACTACGACCTGAAGACTGGTAAGCTCAACGCCTTTGCCCGTACATACAGCAACTACAGCGAGACGGGGCGTGTCACGAAGAAATTTGTTGATGTTTGGGATGACACATACTACTATCGTTTCTCTGCTGCTGGAGAGGGCGGTTCTGTCATTGACAGATTCAAGAATGCCATAATGAACTTATGGAATGTAAACGGCTACTCACTGGAATATGTTGAGGAACATAACTTTGAGATTGGCATCCCTGTAGCATACCAACGTGATGACTATGGCGCATGTTGGACGTTCTCTCAGGAGAGCATCGACAACTACGAAATGGCATTCAGCCGTCTGGCTCAGAATAACCATGATTTCGGTTTGCCTATTATGTACGTCAAGGGTGAAGGTTCTCAGGAGGTGACGAAGAAAGATATGTCCTACGCCTCTAAGATTTTCATTCTTCCCTCTGATGGTGAGATTGGTTTCCTCAACAGGCAGGATGCAAGCAACGCGTATAAGACGGAACTCGACATCTTGGAAAATAAAATCTATGAGCAGAGCCACGTCGTAAAGACTCCAGAATTGAAGTCAGGCGATCTTCCTGCCGCCGCTATCAAGCTGCTGTACACGCCTGCCTACAATAAGGCTATGAGTGATAGCAACGAGTACGCTGTATCTATTGACACCATTATTGAAATATTCAAATTCGGCTATGGTGTTGAGGCGAAGATGCGTCTCGACTTCAAGAATACCAAAATCAGCCACTACATCAAGCCTTATATCCACCTTAACGAAACAGAGTTGACCACCAACCTTGCTTCGCAGGTTCAGAACGGCTTCTTGTCTAAGCAGACGGCATCTGAGAAATCTCCGTATTCTACTCCGCAAGAGTGGGATCGCATTCTAAAAGAAAAGAAGCGCGAGCAGGAACAGGAATTGCTTCTGCAACAGCAGAAACTTGAAATCCAGTCAGACATCGCCGTTGAGGAAGCCGAGAAGATGGCAGAGATTGAAGCTCAGTACACCAATGAGACATCTACGACCGACGGCACAACGACTACCACCAAGCAGGCAAGGAAGGTGAGAGGGCATAAAGGCTCTATCGCTAAAGGCCATGGTAGGACTGCCGACGGAACATACTCCAAAGAGGGTTATGACCGATGGGGAAACAAGGAGGGTCGAAACAATTGGGATAACTGGAATCGCAGTCACTAAAAAACATAAGGTATGAGTGGAAAAGTTATTATCAGACTTGATACTACGAAGTATGCAAGTCCTACACAAAAAGACCTCGACGAAGCGAAGGCGTATATTCGGGAACGAAATAACTACGCCGCGCTTCTCGAAGGTCATATCCTCGAAATCCTACGAAATGCAGCAAGGGAAATCACTGAGATATGCTATAAGTATAACATTGACCCAGTGAAGTTTGAACTCAGCTCTAATCAGCAAATGTATGCGGAGGTGACTGCTGTAATGGATAGGATTTTCGACGAGATTATGAACTATATTCAGGAGTATTCTCTAATGGCAGCTGACGAAAAAGATGTTAAGGATATGCTTCTCCAATATATCATGTCTCTCGGCAGGCAGAACAGAAACCTCAACGACACGCTTGAAGATTACATGTGGAGATACCTGTATGACGTAGAAGCACTGATAGCATCTATGCGTATCGCGGACGTTCCTGTCTCCGAAGCAATGACTAAGATTGCTACGGCTCTTCTTAGCGTATATACTACTCTAGAGGTCAAAGCGGCATTCAAAGTCCCGGGCGTAGAGGCAATGTATCTGAAGTCAAAAGGCATACACTATCACCGTGGAACGCATATTGCCTCCGTCGGACTCTCCAATAGCGGTGCTGTCAATGTTATCAATATGGCTAAGATCACACTTGCTATGGCATGGTGGAGAAAGCAGTCTATGGATTTCGCCAATCAGGGTGCGGTTGGTTATTACCAACTCAGAGGCTCTACATACCCTTGTGCAACTTGTGACGGAGAGGTCGGCTTTCATCGCGGAGGAATTGAGGATGCTCCATACCCACACCCTCACTGCTGCTGCTACAGAGTGCCTATATTCCGCAAAGAGGATATTGAAAGTTTTGAATAATTTAAAAATACGACGCTATGAATTTCTCGGAAAGATTTAAGAAACAGGCAAAGCAATATGACGTTGCTCCAGAGCAGGTGCTTATGGCAGACCTTATCGCCCTCGGATATACGGATGCAGAGGCATACAATATCGCCTATACGGAACGTGAAATACTGGATATTCAGAAAAACATGAGCCATCGAGACGGAATTTTAGCTGACAGAAAATTCCGCGCAATGCTCGAAGCCAGAATTCAGCGCGTAAAATCTGGCGTAACTATTCCAGAAAAATTGTCCGAAATAGAACTTATCTCCAGGGAAGAGGCTCTGAAGGAAGTGCTTCGCTCCGCAAGAAGACTGCCGGAAGGCTCAAAGGAAAGGGGAGAGGCGTTCCTGCGATACAACGAGCAATACGCAAAACTGACAGAAAAAAGCGAAGGTGGAGACTCGGTAAATATCTACCTACCATTGAAATGTATTCATTGCCAGTTATACGCAGACTATCTTACCCGCATGGAAGATGTTATCGAAAAACGGGCTAAAGAATAACGGGAGTATCTGCGCAATTCCCGTAGCATATATCTTTAAAGTCGCAGATAGCGGTCGCCCGTGTCAGGGGTCAGACCGCTATTTTTATGGTGAAAAAAAGAAGGCGGTTAATTACCGCCCTCCTTTCCTTCCATAAGATTCTCAAAAGCAGCGTTGCTTTCTTCCATCTTTTTTCGTTGTTCCTCTATGTCGGCACTGAGAGCCTTCACGATAGAACGCAGAATTTTGAAGTACTCTTTTTTCTTCTGCTGGAAATCCAAAGCGTCATTCCTGCGAATGTGATAAATAGTACCGCAATTCAAAACAAGAGAATGGAATAAGCCATCGGTGTTCGTGGTGACGTTGGCATAATTAAACAACAGTTGTCTCAGTATCTTCTCGTCATCCTTTTCCCCGCTCTCATAGAGAGAGAGGATAATTCCTGCAATGTCGAATGTCTCAGGAATTCGGATAGACCACGCCTCCTGTTTGTCGGCGATTTTTACAGCATTGACAACAGCAACTTTCTCGCGTCTGAGAAATTTGTCGTTTATCTTTGCCCCAGGACTCAGCTCACGGGAATGCCCGTTGATGTCAATGAGCAATCTCACACGCTTAATCTTGAACTCACCAAAGCATGAATATTCGGCATCAGAGACGATGAGTTTTTTCACATCGGAAACCGTTTTCTCCTTTTTTTCGTTATTCTCCATTGCGAATATTCTTTTTGATACCTTCAATCAAATCTTCGACATTTGCATACAAGGAAGACTCGGAAACATTCTCTCCGTTTGTGAGAGTGTAGATGACATTGTTCTTTAGGACGGAAACATCATCAATCTTTGAAGAGACACAGGTGCTATACTCCATATAGAACACCTTCTGACCCTTCTTGAACTTGCATCCTCCCCACTTCAACTTGAAGTCACGTTCTTTCTGTAACTCCTTGCAGAAGTTTACCAGTTCCTCGCAATCGTCATTAGAGAGATTGCAAATATGGAATCGGTTGAAGAAGTTGTTGCCACCACCGTGGATTTCACGGTAAAAGCCGATAGCCTTCGGATATTCCTTCGACACGTCAACACGATCAAAGAAGAAACGTTTATTTTGGCTATCTACACGGAAGTTGCATACCGCATCGTGGATTTTACGAAAAGCGTCACACAACCTCGTCGCAGCATCTTCAGAGATACGCTGACTGCATTCCCTCTTGTGAACGGAAACGCATTTATAAGCAACGGCATTGGAAAGTGCTGTAGGCATTGTTTTAATAAAATCTTCTATCGCCTTGTGAAAAAGCCCTCCCAAGGGCGTATCAAACTTAACGTCAGAGCACTTGTCAAAGAAGTCTTTGAGGTTGGTGGAAATGATACCCAGCTTATCCTTAAACTCGCTCGTATCAAACTTTACTTCGTAGGTGACGGTTTGCTTCAATGACTCTATCTCGTCATGCTTCTTAGCCAGGCGTTTCTTCAGCTTGGCAATCTGTTTCTGCTGAGTGGCAATAGTTTCAGCAGCATCGGAGAGGTCTCCAGCACCGCCAATCTGCTTGCACTTGTAGAACAGCTCCATGTCAGAGGAATCGCCGATAGGGTCAACGAGACGTATAGCGGCATTGTCTGGAACGTCCTCACCATTGAGAATACTCAGGCATTGCTCCATGAACTTGAAGCAAAGGCGAACCTGCGCCCGAAGTTGATCGGGCGACAGGTCTTCAATTCTAATATGCTTACCCATGGCCATTCTGATTAAGCGTCAGACTTCTTGGGGCGACCAGCCTTCTTCTTCTCAGCCTCGGCAGCACCTTGCTCTCCAGTACCTTCTGGAGCGTCACCTGCACCCTCGCCAGTGGCATCGGCACCAGAACCTTCGCCATCTTCTCCAGTTCCAGGAGCATCGCCAATACCAGCATCGGAAGTAAGCTCGTCAGCAATGTCCTCGACGGACTCACCATCAAGGATGCGCTGATAGTAGTCGGCAACAACGCCAAGCTCATTCTGACGCAGAGACTCGATGCGACCATTATCGTCCAGTTCCTCGGAACTTGCAGACTCCAACATGTCGTGGGTGTGCTGATCGGCAATACTGATAATGCCGCGCTCGTTGAGCAGGGTAATCAGAGCAGACCATGCCTGTGCATGAGCCAGACGCTCGTTCCATTCGGCAGCCTCCTTGTTGAAGCCTGCATCAAGCAGAGCACCAACACGCTCTTCTACGGGCAGAGACATAATTTCAGCAAGTTTCGCAGAACGTTCCTCAGCAGCCTTCTTAGCGGCAGCAACCTCGGCATCGTCCTGTACACCTGCGCCACTCTTGCCACTTGCAGCAGATTCAGCCAACGCCTTCTGCATGGCAGCACGTTCAGCCTCGGCAGCAGATTTGCTGTTCATCTGTTGACGGTACTTCTGACCAATCTCGTCGGTGTTTAACACCTTTCCATTAACTTTAATTCCCATAATCTTAAAATTTTAAGTTGTTTATAAAAAATGAAAGAAAAAAAGAATATAATCATTTGTCATCGTTGTCAGTGTCGATATAGTCCGGCTCTGGCATTTCCTGTAGCCTATAGGCGAGAATGGTACGCCTCCCTTCGAGTAATGCCTTGCATATTCGGTGATTGCCGTCGGCAACCTGACCGAGATTGTCAAGGATAATGGGATAGTCGATATTGCTATCCATGCAACGCTTCATCTGCCATACGAATTCGTCCGCACTCTTCACAGAGAAATGAAGCACTGAGAGGTCTATACCTGCAAGAGGCAACTCGAAAGGCTCCAGGCATTGCTTGTGGCACTCACGTAATAACGTCTCGGCATTCCAATGGCAATTGCCACGGCCATAGTTGCTCTGACCAAAGCTGAATGTGCCGAAATCTACTATAGGAGGGTTTACTTGCTTGCTCATAATGTCATCGTTTTAAGAACATTCTCCACGCCATAATAACTATTGTCGGTGAGCAGATAACTCTTTATCTCACTACCATAGACACACGTCAGAATTTTGCTGTCTGGATTTAACTCACAGACACACGACAGTGCGACATACCGCAACACAACGGCATTGCCCTTCTTTATCTCCAGTCTCAGAAATAACTTATCCATAAGCATTATATCTATTAGAATGTAAAATCTATCTCCCTGTCACAGAATAGGTAATATACAACGCCGACACTTGTGCGCTTACGCTGAGACTCAGAGAGAATCCTCATCATCCACTTGTAGAACGCCTGCGCTTCCTCGGCATCATAGCTATTACTACTGCACCACTCACAATAACGCTGATACATCACACTTGCGAGAATGCGCTTCGGCACCTCGTCAAGCTGATTGATGTGGTAATTCTCCCTCAGACCGAATTCATCCATAAACAAACGGATGGTCTGACGATTCTCCACCATGTACTTGCGCTTCTCTGCATCATTCATGTCGGCATTGGTGAATCGGAAGCCGTCGGCAACGAGCTTCTTATAACCCGCAATCATCCAATTGCGAATGCCGGAATACTCACCACGAAGGCGAGACAGCAGCTCCCTATCCATATCCTTCTGCGACACACTGGCACGGAAGGGAACGAATATCAAGCGTCTCAGCATAGCCCTATCCATATTGCTATTGGTAGGCTTCTGATTCATGGAGAATATCAGAAACGGTATGTCATAGGCAGTACCGAACTTCTCACGAATGGTACGGATGGTCTGAGGACTGCCAGAACATAACGACTTAAAGGCATCCTCATAACGGGTGATGTCATAAGCCTGCACCTCGTCACAGATATTGAATATCTTACCCATCACCTTCTCACCAATGAGACGAGCACGGGAATCCATATTGCCAGAGACTAAATCACTCAAAGCAACAGTACTGACATTCCACGAACCTAACACCTCGGTAATAACAGAGGTAAAGGTGGACTTGCCATTGC